GTCCTTTCTGCTTGGAAAATAATGTCTTACAGACTTGACAAGACTTATTTTCAGAAAGGACAAGAAAATAAATTACGATAGAATACAAAATGGTAATACTAGATTGGCATATTCATACAAGTATGACAGACCAAGACGCACTCGAAAGCCTCGGCGACAAAGGTCTGTAACATTAAGTTATCCTCACTGTACTGTTAGCACAATACAGTATAGGCAAGTAACTTAATGTACAGCTGGAATGTAACTCATTGGACGGATAACACTGTAGATATATATAGTATCCATATCAGTACAGAGTCATATCAATACACTACATATGGTATTAAATCAATACGGGATACTATATATAGTAGGTCACTTTACCGTAAGGTAAAGACACTCAGTACAGTACATAAAAGAATTGACATTCTGTCAATACTGTTTATTACTGAGTGTTCTATGACCTACCAATGTTAACCTTGATGTTCCATATATAGTATGTAAGGGTAAAAATATATGCTGGTAATTCTGTAATACAGTAGGTGGCTACAGTCTTTTTTGGCACTAGCGGGCATTAGTAATTGTGTGCCTAATCAAACGCTTTCTAATGTCCTTGGGTACTGCCTTTGTCTTTCTAGTGTACTGTCTTGCCAGTCAGCAGCTTTCTACATCCCGATTGCACCTTCACCTGTAACAAATTACTTGTGTTTGATGTTTGTATTTGAGAGTATAGTACCATATAATTAGCACTACGCAAACATCTACAGAAAGTTAGTTAAATGGGTCAAAATGTTGTATGTATAGCTCAAGGCTGTAGGAAGCGATTAAGTGGGAAACAGAGAAAATTTTGTTCACCTACCTGTCAAAAGAGACAGTTCGCAGCCGACAAGCGACATAATGACAAGGTTGAGAAACCAATTAACCGTGAACTAAAATCTGATGATGGCGACTACGCTAGTGTTAGACGAGGTACGTATTACCGAGCTTTCGTAAGTGAAGGATACGCCGAGTTACTAGCTAATGGAGACATTAGTGTAGCTGAGGTATCTTTACTCCTTGAGACTAGCTCGGCTACCGTCTCTCGAATGGCAGCTGCCTACAAAATTGACACCAGGAACTCCATCGCTGCTGACGGATGGGAAATATCAGAAGATGCACAAAAGAGTTTAGAGAATTTTTCTAGCTTCCGCGAAAAATATTTTCGTACGGAACTAGGTAAGAAGTATGAAACAGCCCCCTTTCATACTAATTGGATAAATAACATTATAGATTCTATTAATAACGGTAAAGAATTATTAATATTAAGCCCCCCAAGACATGGAAAAACAGAACTGTTAATACATTTTGCTGTGTACCAGATATGCAAGAATCCAAACCTACGTATTATGTGGGTAGGTGGAAACGAAGATATAGCTAAGAATGCCCTTAGCGCAGTCCTAGACGTACTTGACACGAACGAAGAACTCAGAGAGGCATACTGTCCCCCAGGTACATCTTTTAAACCAGATAACCGTTCTGGTAAGAACTGGTCACAGAATCAATTTACTGTAGGTACAAGAACTGTAGCTGGTATTAAATCGCCTACTATGGTTGCTGTAGGTAAAGGTGGAAAGATATTATCACGTGACTGTGACTTAATAATTGCTGATGACATTGAAGACCACCAAACTACTATGCAACCTGGTGCAAGAGAATCTACAAGACAATGGTGGACAACAACATTATCTTCACGTAAAGAAGAACACACAGCTGTTGTTGTTATAGGTTCAAGACAACACCCTGATGATTTATATAACCACCTACTTGCATCAGATAACTTTACAAGCATAGTAGAAACAGCACACGCTATAGATTGTGCAGTACCAGAACACGAAGAAGAAAATCATGTCGAATGTATGTTATGGGCTAACAAACGTTCTTTTAAATGGTTAATGTCTAGGTTACGTTCTGCTGAATCTACTGGTGGTAGGCAGATATTTGAGATGGTGTACTATAACCAAACATACATAGAAGGTACACAAATCTTTACTATGAACATGGTTGACCAATGTATGCGACCAGATTTAGTTATGGGACAACATTATAGAAATTTACATTTAGTAGCTGGACTTGACCCTGCATCATCAGGATTCCAAGCATCAGTACTTTGGGGTATAGATGCATATAGAGGCGAATTGTTTTTAGTAGATTTAGAAAATAGACAAGGGGGCGGAGTAAGGGCTGCACTAGACCAAATGTCAGATTGGTTGCACAGGTATGATTGTCGTCAATGGATAGTAGAAGAAAACGGTTTTCAAACTGCTATACGTCAAGATGATAAAATAAAAGAATTTACACTACGTAGTGGTATTCAGTTACAAGGACATCTAACAGGTAAAAACAAACATGACCCACTATATGGTGTAGGTGCAATGGCTGATTTGTTTGAAAATAGAAAAATACATTTACCTACAGGAGATTCAGAAAGTAGTGCTAAAATACAAAAATACAGACAACAGTTGTTATACTTTGATGGTAAACCTGTTTCAAAGCGAAACAAGGAAAAAACTGATATAGTTATGGCTAGTTGGTTTCCGATGAAGGTTTTTAGAAGGCTGCAGAAAGAACGGGCTGCTGATATAGGACTAGATTACACACCTAGTTATGGAGAGTACAAGATGACAGAAATGAATGACGCACCATGGGCATAGAAAACTTAGATGTTAAATCTTATAAAGAAATAGTTAGAAATGCTGCTGAATTAACTACAGGTAAATTAACACAAGAACGTCAAGTTTCTAAAGCTAGAATTAAATCAATACTAAATGGTGGTGCAGATGGTATTAAAGCATTACTAGGTAACACAATGGAAACCTCTGATGCTGATTTATTACCAGCTCCTAACATGTTGCAGTCTGGTATTGACCGACTTGCACAAAAAATTTCAGGTATACCTCAAGTACGAGTAGATGTACCTAACAGTAATGACTCTACTAGAAGTAAAATACGTGCAGAAAAATTAGAACGTATTGTTAGTAACTATGATGACAAACAAAATTTAAGTTTACAACTAGCACAAGCTGCAAGATGGTTACCAGGGTATGGTTACTGTGCTTGGGTAATAACAACTAAAAGAGATAAAAATGGTTTTTATTATCCATCAGCAGAACTAAGAGACCCCTATGATACATTCCCAGGTAACTTTGGTCCTGACCAACAACCAAGAGAAATGGCTGTTGTTAGAAGAATACCTAGATATAAACTTGCACAAATTTATCCTGAGTTTGCTAAAGAGATTTTAAAAGAAGATGAGGATGATACAGAGAACGATAATTACTCTGATACTGCTACACCGTTTATGTCTTATGAAGGTGCTAGAGAACAGAAGTGGGAAGATAATACATACTCTGGTGTAAGAATAATTGAATACTATGACATGGGTGGTACATATGTTGTATTCCCAGAACGCAATATGATATTAGATTTTATACCTAACGTACTATCTACACCACCATTTGTATTTATGAAAAGAGTTTCTTTTGATGCATTAAAAGGACAGTATGACCATGTTATAGGTTTAATGTCTATGATGGCAAAAATAAATATTATGTCATCTATTGCAATGGAAGATGCTGTGTTTACAGAAACTAACATATCAGGAGAGATAGAATCCGGACAATATAGAAAAGGTAGATTTGCGGTAAACCATCTAGCTCCAGGTACACAAGTTTCTAAACCACAAAACAACATACCGTATCAATTGTTTCAACAAGTTGATAGATTAGAACGACAACTACGTATGGTTGGTGGTTACCCAGTTACTGATGACTCACAGTCACCTAACTCTTTTGTTACTGGTGCTGGACTATCAGAACTTAACTCAACTATGTCATTAATGATTAATGAGTATAGAGAAATTATAAAACTTGCAATAACCGAAATGGACTCTAAAAGATTAGAAATGGATGTAGTTCTTTCTTACACACAAGAAGTACAGAAAAAACCTATGGCTGGTTTCTTTAATGGTTCTGCTTTTACAGAAAACTACAGTCCTCTTGCTGATATTGGTGGGGATTTTAGGACAAGACGTATCTATGGCGTTATGGCTGGATTTGATGAACCACAAAAAATTGTAACTGGTTTGCAATTACTACAAGCTGGTGTTATAGACACAGAAACTTTACAAGACAACATAGATGGATTAGACAATATAGCTAAAGTACAAGAACGTATACGTAAAACTAAAGCAGAGCAAGTGTTATTTGATTCTATAC